AGGAGGCAAGGACGGCGTAAATTATTTAGAGTGGAGCGATCACTTAGAAATTACAGGGGGTGATGTAGCAGATCACAATTATATACAGGCTAAAATTATGCAGCTGGGCGAGCTGTACAATGTTCGAAGTATAGCTTTTGATAGGCACTACGCTAGTCAGCTGGTGCTTAAACTAATGGACGAGGGCTTTAATATGAGTCCTTTCGGTCAGGGATACAAATCTTTTAACCCTCCTATCCTAGAATTTGAAAAAAGAATACTAGAACAAAAAATAATTCATTTTAATTGTCCTGTGCTCAGATGGCAAATTGGAAACGCCGTTTTGGAGCTATCCAATACCGAACAAATGAAGATTCAAAAGGGAAAAGCCAAGGATAAAATAGACACAATAATTGCTATGATTATGGCTACAGGCGAGATGCTGTTTGGAGAACGTGAAAAAGCCAGTGTTTACACTAGTCAACAAGGAATTAGGAGCGTCTAAACGCTTGTATTTTAGGGCTAAATTTCGTATATTACTAAGTAAATTTAAAGCTATAATATGGCCTCCCTATTCAATAGAATATTTAAAGGAAAAAAAGAAGAAAAAAGAGGCTTTTTAGACTTAGCTCTAAATGGTTTTGGTGGTAATGGAATTGTTGTTAATCCAGATACCGCCCTAACTTTTAGTGCTGTATATGCAGCTATAAGAGTTATCAGTGAAACAATCGCACAGCTACCACTTAATTATTATAAGAAAACTGAAAACGGACGCGAAGTTTTTACCGAGAGCCCGCTTTTTACCCTAGTAAATAGTGAGCCAAATAGCTTAATGAGCAAGTATACATTCTTTGAAACCTTTGTTAATACGCTCCTGGTCTATGGTAATGCTTATGCTTTTATTGAAAGAGGGACTAGAGGCTTACCTACCAACCTTAAACTGATCCATCCTGACGATGTTACCCCAGATTTAATTGACGATAATTTAATCTATAGCGTAAAAGGATTGGATGGTAATATCAGCGCAAGCGATATGATCCACGTTTTGGATATGTCATTTGATGGGATCACAGGGCAGAGCAGAATAGCAAAGGCGAAGGATAATATTTCGCTGGGCCTAGCAGCTCAGAAATACGGAAAAGAATTTTTTGAGAGTGGGGCGAAAATTAGCGGCGTATTGATGCACCCAGCTACACTTGGCAGCGATGCACTACAGACATTGCGTGAGAGCTGGCGAAAAACATTCCATACTGGAGTAGGCGGCAAGTTTGAAACCGCAATACTGGAGGAGGGAATGCAGTACAAACCTATTCAGCTTAGACCAGACGAGGCTCAATTTTTAGCTACTCGCCGCTTTTCAATATTAGAGATCGCTAGAATTTTTAGAGTACCACCCCACAAGCTAGGCGATTTAGAAAGAGCGACTTTTTCAAATATTGAACACCAATCAATAGAATTTCTTACAGATACAATAAACCCCATAGCGATAAAAATAGAACAAGAATTAAATAGAAAGTTAATTTTTGAAGATGAGAAAGGGCGTAGTTACTTCGAGCACAATACAAATGGGCTTTTAAGGGGGGATGCAAAAACTCGTGCGGAGTACTACGCCAAATTATTTAGTATAGGAGCAATTACACAGAACGAAATTCGTCGCCGCGAAAATATGAACGATATAGGCGGGGGTGATGTTCTTTTTGTTCCTATGAATATGATTAATTCTAAAAAGGCAGCAGATGAAAAACAAGACTAACCAAAAAGAAGTTAGGCAGATAAACACCGCCGAGCTGCGAGCAATCGACAACGAAAGCGGAGGCGTAACTATTCGAGGTTATGCGAGTGTTTACGATGAACTGTCTCACGATCTGGGGGGCTTTAGAGAAAAGATAGATAAAGAGGCTTTTAGAAATGTACTAGATAGCCCTGATCTAAACTGTGTTTGTCTATTAAACCACGATCAGAATATCATTTTTGCACGCTCTAGCAACGGAAGTTTAAAGCTTAGCTCCGATAAAACAGGGCTAATAAGTGAGTGGGATATGCCAGACACTACAGCGGCCAGAGATACAGCCGAACTGGTGAGAAGTGGAATTATTAGCCAGATGAGTTTTGGCTTTTTTGTAGGTAAAGACAGCTGGGAACAGCGTAATAAAGGCGAGTATATTCGGACAATCCAGGAGGTAAAAAAGCTAGTAGATGTTAGCTTAGTTTCAAATCCAGCTTATCCGCAGACTTCTGCCGCTATTCGCAGCCTAGACGATTATATACAGGCAGAAACGCCAAACAACAGAGAAAATAAAGCAAGACTAACAATCCTAAAATTGGGGAAAAAATGAAAAAAACAATAAAGCAATTAAGAGAGGAGCGCCAATCGTCTATTGATGAGATGCAGGCGCTAGTAAATCTATCGGAGGGCGAGGACAGAAACCTAACCGAAGATGAGCAAACAGATTTCGACAGCTCTACTGAAAAGGTAGAAAATTTAGATTCGAGAATTGACCGCCTAGAGCGTTCTTTGAACCTGGTAAACAATGCGCCAGTATCTCACTCTATCCAGGATATTAAGGAAACGGATAAAGACCTGAGAGCGTACAGCTTTGGAGCAGCAGCAAAAGCCGCTTATACTGGAGTAATAGAGGGAATCGTTAAGGAGATGGATACAGAGTGCCGCCTACAAGCGCCTAACCAAATGTATAGAGGGATCGCGATACCATCCAGCGTATTGCAGTCTCGTAGTTTAATTACTACGGCTAATGCAGCGGGAACGGAGGTAGCTTCATTTATCGACCAGCTACAGAGTAATAGTGTTTTAGTACAGGCTGGAGCGAATTTCTACACAGGACTATCAGCAGACAGAAAATTTCCTATCGTGGGTAGTGTTTCGGCTTCATTTGTTGCTGAGAACGGTTATACATCATCCACTACAGAAGCAGCAGAAAGTGGAGCTATTACAGCTAAAACATTACAGCCAAAGAAAATCATTTCTTTAGCTAGTATGAGTGCTGAATTATTAGAGCAAAATGCAGCAGTAGAAGCGGCTTTGCAGAAAAATTTAGCTATTGCAGTAATGGCTCAATTTGAGCGCAACCTATTAGCAGCAGCAGACCAAACCTCTACTGAGGGATCTAATGGGCCAGCCTCAATAATGGCTTTAGCTACAGCTTACTCTACAGCGGCTATTGATGCAGCAACGATTTTCGGAGTAGAAGCTAATGTACTGGAGAATAATGTAAATGCAGCTGCGGCTAGATTTGCTTATTTATTTAACGGTAACGGACTAGGATCTGCTAAAGGAATTGGAGGCGCTAACTACGTGGCTGGCTTTATGGATAATTTCCAGAAGTCTATTAATAACACTTCATACTACGTTTCTTCAAATGTAGGGCGACAAGCTGATGGCTCAGCAGCAGCATCGGGGAAAGATATGATGTTATTCGGTGATATGTCAGACATTCACTTAGGCCAATTCGGTGGAATGAGCATTTTATATGATCCATACACTACAGGAAGTAGAGGAATCGGTAGGCTAATTATTACTAATCTATTAGATGGATTAGCAGCTAGACCAGATAAGACTTTACAATCTGTGATTGAATCGTAATTATTAATTAGGGGCGGTTAGTCCCGCCCTTATTTTACTTTTATTATGGCAGTTTATTTCGAGAGATCTACTTACTCAGGAGCAGAGCCTATTACCCTATCAGAAGCAAAAGCTTTTTTAAGGGTAGATAGCAGCGATGATGATTCCTATATTACGGAGCTAATCACTATGGCCCGCGACTTTATTGAAAAGGAAACAAACACAGCCCTAGTATCTAACACATATACAGAATATCGCAACGGTTTCCCTAGTAAAGATAACGGAGTAATAACCTTGCAAATTAATGGCGATCTAACCATAGGCAGCCTAACACCCCAGGTAGCATTTTTAAAAGATGGAGTTTGGACCAATCTACACGATGGAACTGAGCTAATAAAAAATGGAGAATTTGAGGATGGAGAGGAGGAGCTTACAGATGGCGGCTTAGATATTACAACAGTAAGCAGTTATAATACTGGAA